ATTTTGCTGATTGTCCGGATCCATATCTCTTTACAGATGCACAGCTACAGGAATGGTTTGAAGTTCGCATCAAGCAAGCGCAGCGAGCAGGAAAAAAGAAATGGTTGGATCGCATTACGATCGGCATTGACTTTGGCGGAAATGGATCGAAAACCACTTTTGTCATGATGGGCTGGCTGAACGGATACCGGAACCTGTTTGTACTGGAAGAAGATTCCCTGCCGGTTACCGAAGAGGTTGACAGTAAGCGGATTTGTGATAAGTTCGTTGAATTTTACCGCATGGTGATCGGGCAATACGGAGATGTTGACTGGATATTCCCCGACAGTGCCAGTACAACGATGATTAACAGCCTGCGAAATGCAGCGAAGTCCGCAGGATTGCCGTGGCGCAGCATCAGCGGATGTCGGAAAAACCCGATCACAGAGCGACCGAAGACTGTTGATATGCTGTTTTCAATGGGACGGCTTATGATCAGTCGGCGATGCACAAGCGTAATCGGAGCGATCAGCCGTCTACGGTGGGATCCGGATCACCCTGACCAGCCAGAAGATAAAAATATTGCCAATTGCAATGACTGGTGGGACGCCTTTTGTTATTGCTGGTTGGATTTTGTAGAGTATGTAGACCTTGGGAGGTGAGGATAGTGGAAAACTGTGTGACAGATTATCTTTTAAAGCGCGGATACCGAGTGAATACGACTGCGCTTGAGTTGATCCATGCGTGCGACGATTGGTATGCGAATCGGAAGATTCCAGAGTTCCACCGCCGGAACACAGTCCAGAATGTACCGTATGACCTGAAACAGTTAAACCTTGCGAAGCGGTGTTGCAGCGATGATGCGAACCTGTGCGAAATCCTGGATGTGAATGCAGGAAGCACGGAACAGCAGAAAGATTTTGTAAATGCAATATTGGCGGACAGCGAGTTCCAGACACAGTACAGGAAGCAACTGGAAAAGGTATCCGCGGATGGAACGGCAGCGTGTTATGTACGCCTGGATGATGCAACGATCATGAAAAGTGGCAGGGTGCTGGGTGGGCGCATTCGGCTGAACTATGTGGAAGCAGAAAGCTATATTCCGCTGACCGTCGAAAATGATGTCGTGACAGAAGCGGCTTTTTCCGGGACCGGACTGGAAAAAGGGAAAAAACAGACAACTCTGGTGATCTTCACGAAAGACCGGGCAGAAAACTATACCGCGGAGACAGCTGTGTTTGACGAGTATGGAGCGAAGATAGAAGATAAGTCCATCGTGTTACGTTTGGGGGATATGAAACCGTTCGCGGTATTGCAGAATGCAGAGGTCAACAACCTTGACGATATGGTTGGGTATGGACTGCCGAAGCTGCACAATGCGATTCCAGCGCTGGAAGCTGTGGAACTGGCATTTAATGTACTGTACGGAGATCTGGACAAGGCGGATAAGCTGATACTCATCAACGAGATGCTGTGTCAGTTTGATGGCAGCGGTAAGCCGATCACCCCGAACGAGCAGGCAAAGAAGCTGTTTGTGCTGTTGGGCGAAAGGCTTCCCACACAAAAGGAGCTGATTCAGGAATATAATCCGGAAATTCGGACGGAGCAGATCACGAAGGCGCTGGAACTTGCACTTTCGTTGCTGTCGTTGATGTTTGGATACGGTACAAAGAAATACAGTTTTGAAGGTGGACAGATCAAGACCGCAACGGAATATTTTGGAGAACGTCAGGATTCCATGCAGGAGCTGAACCGGCAGCGGCAGGCTGCAAAACGGTACATACAGGACATCGTAAAAGCCGTCCTGTGGTTTGCCAATACATTTCAGGGCGGCAGCTGGGATCTTGGAGCAGATGTGAATGTGGAATTTGATGATTCCTATATCACAGACAAGGACGCTGAGATGGAGCAGATGCGATCCGATGCGGTGAGCTTTTCCGATATCCCTATTTTCAGGATACGGTATGTGATGGCTCGCCTGAACTGCGACGAAGAGCAGGCAAGACAGTACATTGCAGAGGGGCAGCAGGATCCGGATCTGGGTGATGAGACAGATGACTGAAAGGTGGTGCCACAATGCTGAGTGATGAACAGCTGGATGTCCTATCTGGCGCGTTGGTGCCGCTTTACCAGCATCTGGAAAGCTGGGTAATCGCAGACGTGGCACGGCGCATCCGTGATACGCTGAAATACACCAGAACAGCAGAGCTGGAAGTGAAAGCGCTGCAGGCATTGGGATACAGCCCGGCACAGATTCGGGCGCGTGTTATGAAGCTGCTGCGGGCAGATAAAGAATACCAGAAGCAGGTGGAAGAAAACACGCTGCAGTATAAACGGGAAGTGGCGGAGCTGCTGAAACAGATCGATGGGCAAGTGATGACGGTAGAAAAGGATGTCATGGAAACTGCTGCATCTATGGCATGGGAGAATGATCTCAGCCTGTGGGATGCTGCGGGGGCTGACCTGAAAGAAAATAAAGAGCTGTCACAGATCACGAAGGCGATGCAGCGGCAGACGCAAGGCGAGCTGCAGAATATTACCAAGACAACCGGGTTTCGTACCGGTGCCGGAATCGAACCGGTGCGGGAGGTGTACCGGCGGGAGCTCGACAAAGCAGTGGTAAAGCTTACCAGTGGGGCGGCAACGCAGCGGCAATGCGTACAGGATGCAGTCAGGGAGCTGGCTCAAAGCGGTTTGCGGACGATTGACTATGACAGCGGGCGTAGTTATCAGATAGACACTGCGGTCAGAATGTGCGTCAATACGGCGGCTGGTCAGCTGGCGGCGCAGGTTTCGAATGCGAATATTCTGGAAAATGACGTTACCCTGGTAAGGGTATCGGAGCACTGGGGAGCAAGAGACAAAGGGGAAGGGATCCAGAACCATAAAGAGTGGCAGGGCAAAGTATACAGCATTGACAGGAAAGCCTATCCAGAAGAAGAAAAACGGATCGGAATGGAAATCCGTGACTTAGAGGATGTGACCGGATACAATATCCGGGAGGGGCGCGGGGCACTGGAAGGGCTTCATGGCGTAAACTGCCGCCATAATCATTCTGCATGGTTTGAGGGAATCAGCGTTCTCCCAAATCATGATCCAGAACCAGAACCGAAGGAAATCAACGGGCGGACGTATACTTATTATGATATGACGCAGGGGATGCGCCGGAGGGAGCGTGAGCTTCGGGCACTGAAACGGGAGCGGGAAGCGTTGGATACGCTTGGTGAGAATACCAAAGACATTCGTGCAAAAATCCGTCAGAAGACAAAGGAGTATAACCAGTTTTGCGATGCCTGCGGTCTGCGACCGAAACTGGAACGGACAAGGGTTGAAGGGAAAAGCACTGATCTGACGAAAACGGAGGCCTGGAAAGAATATAAGAATGCAGGAAAATCGATCGAAAAGCCGATCAGGTTAGGTGATCTTTATAATGTTAAAATAAATCGAAGTGCCCGAAATGCAAATATTTCAGCGAAAGATATTTTGGCAGTGAAGCATACGATAGCTGAATTGAGCAGGGAATATCAGTTCAGACTTGATGAAATAGAGATTGGAAATTATACTGATGAAGAACACTTGAATGTGCCGATGCTTGCTCGTGTCACTGATAATAGTGGAGAATTAAGAAGGATTTTGGTCCTTAATAATGCCAATGCCATGTGGTCGGACAGTGCATACAGGAAAGATATTTTTGACGGTTACTTTTTTGCAGGACGTTCTGTAGAAGAGTTTACGGAACACGAGCTTGCGCATTTTATTACTTATGAGGGATGCGACACGATGGAAGAGTGTGAAGCGTTGGATGAGAAGATTGAACCAATGTATACTAATGGGGTTTCGCGTTATGCCTGGAAGTCCAAAGATGGGGCAGAGACGATTGCGGAAGCATTTGTGAAAAAGCGGCAAGGACGCAAAATCAATGATGAAGCGAATCAGCTTCTTGAATTGTATGTGGAGGTGTGGAGAAAATGATAAAAGTTCCAGTATGCTTTGCGTGCGTACATTACGGACATGACAACCATAGTTGTCCGGCATATCCAGACGGAATTCCGGACGACGTTTTGTTTTTGCGAAAAAGGTCTGATAAAGACTGCGGGAACGAAGTAGGATTTAAAGACAGATTTAAAGACAATAAATAATCAATGATGCGTAGGGAACCGATGCGAGAAAGCACCGGTTCTTTTTATTGCATAAATTCCGATCGGGGAAAGCCCGATTCACAAATTATTTTAGGAGGATGACACTATGAAAAACATTTTTGACCTGCTGAAAGAGTATGGCGTGGAACTGCCAGAGGACAAGAAAAAGGACTTTGAAAAAGCCCTGCTGGAAAATTATAAGACCGTGAAGGATTATGACGCCCAGAAGGATAAGCTTGCGACAGCGGAGGCGAAAGTGACTGCGCATGAAACCACGATCAATGATCTGCGGGAGGACTTGAAGAAGTTCGATGGCGTGGATGTGACGGGACTGCAGAACAGGATTACAGCTCTGGAAACTGACCTGCAGAACAAAGACACAGAATATACGCAGAAGATCGCAGACCGTGATTTTGACGATCTCTTGTCTGAGAGCATCCGCACTGCGAAAGGCCGCAATGCCAAAGCAATCCGCGCGCTGCTTGATGTGGACACACTGAAAGCGTCTAAAAACCAGAAAGACGATGTGGCTGCCGCAATCAAAGCGCTCACGGAAGCAGAGGACAGCCGAATGCTCTTCGGGGAAGATGAACCGGCAGAGATCGGAAGTGTGATTGCGACTGTAGGCAGAAAAACAGGAGCGGCCGAAGATGCTGCAATGCGTGCGGCGATGGGGCTGCCGCCTGTAAAAAGTGAGTAGAAAGGAAAAATGAAGAATGGCGAACACAATCGTATTGGCGAAGAACTATGTACCTCTGCTTGATGAGGTATATAAAAGGGAATCTGTAACAGCAGATTTGACAGGGGATCCTGCAATGGCGCGGGCAGGGGCGAACGCGAATGAAATTGTATATCCTCAGATTGCAGTAACTGGTCTGGGCGATTATGACCGCAATAGTGGTTACACACAGGGAACAGTTGATTTTAAGTGGCAGACAGCGAAATACAACTATGACCGCGGTGCGAAACTTTCTGTAGATGCTATGGATAATCAGGAGACCTACAACCTTGCCTTTGGTATGGCAGGCGCAGAATTGATGCGAACAAAGGTTGCGCCCGAAGCCGATGCATTTACCTTCGCAACACTGGCAGGGATTGATGGTATTTCAAAGGGGGAAGCAAAAACGCTGGCAGATGCGAAGGCATTTCTGGAAGAGCTTCTTCTGGCAAAAAATAAAATGGACGATGATGAGGTGCCAGAAGAGAGACGAATCCTGTATGCGACCGCAAATCTGCTGAACGGACTGATGATGCTGGACACGTACAAGTCCAAAGAGATCCTTTCCCATTTTGCTATCAAGAAAGCTGTACCGCAGGGGCGCTTCTATACGGCTATTGACCTGTTAGATGGCAAATCTGTAGGCGAAGAAGCAGGGCATTACAAGAAGGCTGATGCCGGTAAGGAAATCAACTTCATGATTGTCCACAAACCTGCGATCATCAAGCATGATAAGCATGTGGTCTCCAATGTGATTCCGGCATCGGCAAACCCTGATGCGGATGCAGATATCGTGAAATACCGCAAGTACGGTCTGGTGGATGTTTATAAAAATAAGGTTGCAGGTATTTACCTGAGCCATAAGGCGTAAGGAGGAGTATATGAGAACAGTAGGTATGGGCGTAAAAAAGGAAGACCCTGATGCAAAGCTGCGCGCAGAGATGGAAGCACAGATAGAGCACAATGCAGATTTGATGGCTGAAAATGCAAAGCTGCGCGCAGAGATGGAGGAATTAAAGACCTCCAACGTGGAAAAGGTTGAGCAGACTGGCCGAAAGAAGAGCCAGTAAGGAGTTGTAATGGTATACATTGACTGGGAATGGTATGAAAGCAATTTTCCACAGCTCCCGGAAGATGAGTTTGCACGCCGCCTGCCGGCAGCTGAAATGAAAGTGGACATCCTGACTCATAACCGGGCGCGGGATGCCACTGGATACAAACAGGAGCGCGTCAAGGCATGCGTGGCGAACATTATCAACCGGATGGCGACATTGGAGGAGAGCGGCGCTGGAAGCAATGTGAAATCTGTCTCAAACGATGGATACAGCGAGACATACG